TTGTTCACAATAGCCCGAATGACATGAAAGTCAGCGCCGGTACCCTGATCCCTAAGGACTTCAAAGACCAGCACATATACATCACTCCGGTGAGTGAACGGAATCAGTTTGCAGGCGAGGGAAACGTATGTGTCCGAGTTGTCTGTCGTCGAGAACTTCGTGTCACCAACAAACACCGTGCCTTGCCGCTTCTTAACAGTCCCGCTGGAAGTGACTAGGGCACCCTCCAGTTTACGGCAGGACGTATCATACACCTCCGGGTTTGACAGCCCGTCAAGGTGCGGAGAGACTTCCCCGTTTCGGAAACTCAGTTGCGGAAACCAAGGCATTACAGACTCCTATACCTGGACTCTACCAGTTCACTGGGCGAGAAGTACCGGGCAGAGTTCTCTTGACCGTCGATACCCCTGGCCTTCAGCAGGTTCTCTTTGACCTTCTGCTCCAGCAGTGCAATCTCATTCGCAGACTTACCGAAGTTCGGGGCCACGAACGCACCAAAGGCGAGACCCATGGCGTGCTTCATAGCGGGTGCGAGGAAATCCACACTGTCACCTACGTCAAACACATACTCCAACTTGGCAGTGCTCTGGTTTGTGCAGAGGCAACGACTCTTAGTCCCGCTGGTGTTCGCCACCACTTCGATCTCCCACATGACAGACTCGGAGTTGTCCGGCTGATTCCTGTGGCCATTCAACGTCAGCGCACGAATGTAATCGCTTGGCAGTGAGAAGACGTTCGCCCACCGAGTGGTGTCCTTGAAATCAGAGTTAGGCAGAGCAGTCAAGGCCGCCGTCGTCTTACACCCGTTCCAGGCGTGGTCGCTAATGAACTGCTTGCGGAAGTTGGGCCACACGGCACGAAGCAATGCCGCCTGAGAACTGGTATCATTTGCCGCTGAGTCCACACGGCCTACGCCCAGTTGCGTTAAACCAGTATTCCAGATTTCTTCTACTGCCACGATCTGACTCCTTGTCAAAAGGTTTTCTGTAATGTCACCCACACCGTCAATGACCACCTCAATAATGTGTGTGGCGGCCTGTATATTAGCAGTACTTGCAGTTACCGTGAAAGAACTCTGATCGTCCAGATCAATGATAACGCCAGACTGCAATGACCCAGTACCCGTGACTGAGATTGAACCAGTATCTGACAGGGATATTGTCTGGATCGCAGTTATTGCCCCAGTAGCAGTAACTTCAATCGACCCGGAATCACTTAGGCTAGACGTTTTTACCGCCGTAATATTAGCCGTAGCCGTAAACTGAATAGCCGCTGGTTGGTCATCTAGGCTAAGAGTAACACCTGCCACCAAAAAGGCTTTAGAAGCAGACGCAGATATCGTTGCCTGATCTGCCAATGAGTGTGTCTGAATAGACGTTACCCCGGCAGTAGTGGTCGCTACTGAGACAGAAGCACTGTCTGCCAACTGATGAACAGTGACGGCTGTAATAGATTCCGTAGTAGCACTAACGCCAATAGAGCCGCTGTCAGCAAGGGATATCACCCTATCCGCCGACATAGATTGAGTTGACGTAAAGGTTATTTCAACTTCATCCGCAAGGCTGTGTGTTGTTGTAGCCGTAATACTGGCGGTTGAAGAACTGACTGTAACAGAAGCGGAGTCCTGAAGTTGCAGAAGACTTAGCGATGCAAGTTCTGCATTACTAGATGTAATAGATACCGTCTGCTGGTCGCTTAAACTGTGAACTCTATCTGCTGTGATACCCGCAGTTGTAGCAGTAACGGTTACGTTAGGCTGGTCGTCTAGACTGTGAGTTTGAACAGCAGTTACGTTAGCAACGCTAGAAGTCACTGATATTGAAGCAGAGTCTGTTAAAAGTTTTTCAGTATCTGCTGTTATTGAAGCGGTAGAAACCGTCACTTCTACAGAAGCGGAGTCAGAAAGATTAAGGACAGAAGTGGACAAAACATCAGCATTGCTGGCTGTGATAGAGACTGACGCTGAGTCTGCAAGAGAATGAACTTGATCTGCTGTCAGACTGGCGGTGCTTGCACTGGGGCTAAATGTCGGCTGGTCATCCAAGAGGTGCGTCTGTACAGACGTTATTCTTGCTATTCTTGTAATGCTTAAACCAAAAGCAAAATCTGAAAGGCTGTGCGTGACTGCCCCAGCCTCTGAAGTTATTGACGCTGTTGATGCCGTGGGTTCTACCGTAGCAGAGTCTGCAAGGCTGTGCGTTTGTTTCGCAGTTAGCGATGCCGTACTTGAGGTAACTGTTACGCCAGGCTGATCGTCCAAACTGTGCGTCTGAACCGCTGTTACCGAAGCAGTTGAAGCAGTTACTGTAATGCTCGGTTGATCGTCTAGGCTATTAACCTTGTTTGATGTCAGAGACTGTACGCTAGATGTTACAGTTACCGTTTGGGAATCTGATAGGCTATGAGTCTGAACAGCGGTAAGCGAAGCACTGCTTGCGGTAGGCTCAATAGTCGATGAGTCTGCAAAACTGTGCGTTTGAACCGCCGTAACTGAGGCTGTTGTTGCACTGGGACTAAAAGTTCCTGAATCCGCAAGACTATGAACTTTTGCAGAAGATATACTGGCGGTTGTTGCACTAGGTGTAATCGTTACGGAGTCTACTAGTGAATGTGTTTGAACAGCGGTTACAGCGGCGGTGCTAGACGTAACTGTTATTGCAGGTGCAGTATCTGTAAGCGAATGGGTTGTTGCTGTTGCACCCATTTTGAAAACAAGTGCGGCTTGCGAAGACTCTTTACCGCTTTGGTTATTGCTAATGCTTATGTTTGTAAGAGCGGAGGTGAGGTCTAGGTCATACGAAACACAGGCCGATCCCTTGTTCCCTGATGTCTGCGTAGCAATGGCAAAGCCCGTTGGAACTGGGTTTGAAAATGTACTGTTTCTTTCGTGAGACCAAAAAGCGGCGTAACCGTATTCAGTCCAGCCTGCTCCGGGTGAGGGTTCTGATATCGCTAAAGAATTGTTAGGACCAGTTATGCTTCCTGCAACAATGCTTCCCGCCGCACTGTCCACTCCTCTTAAAACAATCAGAACGTAATGATTGCCTTGGCCTGACCAGCCTGAACCTAGATGAACCTGTGTGTCTGTTCCGGTCCAGTATCTAGACCAAATAGCCAAGCGAGCAGGTTCGGAGTTTGTTTGAACTTGCAGGGTAAAGTTCGTTGCTCCGCTAATACCGCCAGTGCTGGTGCCCTGAGCCGGGGATTCCCCTGAAGTATTTGGAATGCCATTAGACTTGTCTCCACCAGTACAAGCCAATAGCACCAAGTCCCCTGCTTGAATGCCAGACAAGGCAGGTGTTGTCGAGTTGTTGCTACCCGATCCAGAAGCAGAGGTTACAAGAGTGATTGCCATTAAGAGTAATCAACCTTAATAAGCATTTTTCCTACGTTGCTGGAATCAACGGGAAAGATCCTAACAACTTCCCCTGCACTAACAGACTGCGTAATGCTTGCTGACTCCGACCAATCAGAAGTAGCCGACCCTCCCCCGGTGTTAAAACTAGGAGTTCCAGACGGGTCGTACTTACCTTTAGACCCGCTCGCCAAGGCCAAGTCAGTGGTCAAAACTTTTGTGTTGTAATCAGTGCCTCGTGGGTCACTGCTTTCATAATCATGGCCGGTAGGCAAACTAGAACTTAAACCCCACTTGTAAGCGAGATAACCTTCAATCGCTTGGCGTTCAGTGCTTCCCATTGTCTCGGTGCTTTCTGAAAACACGAGTATTTCAAAAAGTCTAAGAGTTCCGCTACTTTGCCCACTACGGGTTAAGGCATTGTTGATAAAGTTGAACTGAAACTCTTTATCGCAAGTGTTATCGTTTGTCAGCGTTTGGGTTCCATTGACATACTCGTCCATGTTTCCACTACTTCGCTTAGAAATGCACCTTATCTGCGACCCTGAAGGTATGTTGCTACTGCTTATAAACTCATTTTCATCGTTGTCGATTAATGCTCTTCTGCTGTTGTATATTCCGTAGCATGATCGATAGTCAGATCCCCCTGTGTTTGTTCCTCCGAGAAGGAAGCATTCATTGTCGCTATTGGCTGACACCATTCCCGTCACAATAAAAATCGTAAACTCTTCAGTTTCGCCAAAATCAAAAGGAGTCGCTGGTAAGTCAAAGTGATCTCCGGGAGAACCGGATGCAAAATGAACAAAGTTACCTGAAGACCACATAGGTTGGTCTGCACTTGTTGACTGAGTGGCTGATTCAGAAGGGTTTATAGCATTCAGCCAACTGCTAACAGAGTCGCCGCTAGACGGGTTTCCTAAAGTTAGCGGGCGGTCTGCAAGCAAAGCAAAGGTAAGAGAATGACCAAATATTCCACGCTTTTTATCACCAATGCACAAGTTTAAGGAGACGTCTACCGTACCGCTTTTTTCGCTTTGGCAAGACAACTTGTTGATCGTATGAGCGTCTGGAAGGCTGTAGCAAGCCCCACCCGGAAGACCATCGCCCCCATGTAAATCCGCTGTGTCTATTTCCATCATAAAGGATGGCATAACAAGCCCTCCTCAAAAATGGGGAGACGGAGACCCGCCGTTCCGCCCCCCCTAACACAGAAGAAAGGCCAAGATCAAGTTACGGTAATCACCAAGCCGGTAGGACCAGCAACTACCTGAACGGTGTCGCCTGTATTAACTACAGCCGAAGAATCCCATGTACCCGTGAAGATACAGGTTCCATTACTAACTGATGTACCAGAACCCGCTACAACATGGATGCCGTAATCGGTGATTGTTCCCCAGTCGCTACCAGCGTCTGACGTAAATGTCACGGTACTTTCAAGGTCAGTGCTGTTAGTCGCAGTTGCAGTTGCTTCGGTAAGAGAACCAAAGTTAATCACTTGAGCCTCATACGCTGTCCCGCCACCTGCACTACCACCACACTCGGTTCCTGAAAAGTTTTCCGCATCAGCAACGGCTGTGTACAACGCCAACTTGTAGACCTGGTTCCCATCTAACTCTGCGTTGATGGTGCCAGTCGCAATGCCTCCAAAGATTCTATTGAGAACTACCTGTTCTCCAATGTTAGTAAGACCCATTAGTCTTCCCTTACTTTAAGAGCGGATGTACCGAAGGCTATTTCTTCGCTTGCCGCCAAGGTTCTACTTGTATTCAGGGTTTCCCAATACAAGAGATTCCCTGCCGAAACATGGTCCCAGATGCCTATGCCTGTCACCACTTCATCTGCGGTGTAATCACTTGGCATGGTCCAGGATATCGTTCTTACGTTTTCAATGTACCGCTTGTTTCCTTCGCTGTTCTTGCCAGACCAGTACGGTTCGGAACCATGAGCAGATTGGTGTACCTGCACACGATCAATCGACCATTCCGTTCCGGCAAGATTGTCACCCGTAGGATTAGCAGTAAACAAACTAACGTATGTAGCGGGTGCCCCCGTGACAGTTTGACCCAAGAACAAATCCAACACTCGGTCGGACTGGTGATAAGTCTTACCTGCCACAGGGGCCTCCACTCAACCGATTAAGCCGGAGCCGAACCAGCGTGCGTCGGGATGATGACCATCTTCTTGGGGTCCATGCGGACAGCACCAAGGCTGAAGTCATGGTAGCACTGCAAGGAGTATCCACGCTCGGGGATCTCGTCGAAGCGCACGCTCATCTCGTCGCCCTGTCCGTACACGTTGGCGTCCTCAGTGTAGACGTAAGCGTAACGACCAGTGGCGCTGAGCAACTGATCTTTGTCACCGTCAGCCGGAGCACAGACCACAGACTCGCTGGCGATCTGGTTGCTAACACGGAACTCCATTCCGAGGAAGGGGACCGGCTCACCGTACTGAAGAGGCATCAGAGCGTTGTAGTCCGCACTGGTGTACTTCGACTCGGTAAGCAACTCAGTCACCTGCTCCGGGTGGAGGACGCAAATAATCCGCTGACCCATGGCGGCACCGCTGGCCTGAAGGATCTGGTGGGCAACCATCAACTTCTTGATGTGAAGACCACGACCTTCCGGTGTGGTAGCGCCGGAGGCCGTTCCACTTGCGGCGTCTTTCAAAGTTGCCAACTCGCTCAGAACGATCTGCTGACATCCGTGCTCACCGGCACTGGGGTCGCTGGTTGCGGAAGTAGAGAGTCCTTTGAGGTAGTGTCCGAGAGTGCCGTCAATGTTGAGACCCTCAGAAGTCACGTTTGCAACGACCCCAGAGATAACTCCGCCGTTAAAGATGTTGCCGGTTCTAGCAGAGGCGCCAGAGGCCTCGTTGATCACACCGCCGTAAGCGTTCTCGCAGTCCTTGCGGAAAGCAGTCAGGAACTTACGGTTGTCGGCGGCGTCGGCACCGGTCAACTGAGTACCGTTAATGGTCACGTCTCCGAGGAAACGATCCAGGATCACGTCGTCCTTCTTGCGGTTGAAAGCGGCGGCGACGTTCTGAACGTACATTCCGTCCGGCTGAATCGCACGCATCAGGCCACGCTCGTCACGAGGATCGAACAACTCAGCGAACTCCCAGAACTGGGGGGTCAACTGGCGGCGCTCGTTACCAGTGGTCTCGTACTTCAGGTCGTTCGACTCGGCACCGTACTGCTGGCCACGATCACGCTGAACGAGCGTGTCGACCGGCTTGTAGGAGTCGAGCATCAGGGGATCACCCATGAGGACTTCAGGCATACAGGTGTCGGAGAGAACCGACTCCGTGTTCTGAGTCTTCATTCGGATGGTGTCGGCGTAAGCCGTTTTGAACAGATCAATGTAGGTGCGGTCGGCGGTCGGGCTTGCTCCCCCGGCCAGCGGCGAACCGGCACCATAAGATGGATATGCCATGTGGACATTCCTTCCAAACAAAAGTTAAGACTTGAGTCGGTAGGTTGTCCAGGCGTCTGGGCCTTCCTTGGTGATAACGCTCACCATTGTCGGCAGTCTATCCCGCTGTCTTGCTTGGCCCGGAGGTTGTCAAGCCTGTGTATCCTTACAACTTAACAACCCCCGGCGCAAGGACTAGAACGGATTATTTTTTAATCTTGGGTCAAACACGCTCTGGTAGCCACGGTTCACGAGTTCCTGCAACTTCTGGCGGTACTCGTACTGGACTCTCTCGTGCTCAGGCTCCCGGCGATTCTGGAACGCAGACATCTTCATGAGTTCCCTGATCCGCATGGCCAGTTCAATATCGTCACCGTGCTCGTTTGTCTCAGCAGTTCCACCGTCGGTGGGTGCGCTTCCGTCTGCCATCATGTCTCCAACCATACTAAATAGTTCCAATGCCTCAGGGTCCCGCAGGTCGATCTGACCCAAGGGATCACTCAGTCTCTCGTTCTTCGACGCCAGAGTCTCCAGCGCCGCCT